AAAAGTTGTCGAAGAAAGAAAAGAGCGTTAACATCTACCTCATGCTTCAAGCAGGAGTCTTTGTCAAACACGCGCAACCATAGTCCCGCAAAAAGTAGCGGCACATGGCACTTAGGAGATTTCCTCTTAGAGAGAGGACCTTCTAAGCAGAGGCGCCCACTTTCGAGTCCCGCCAGTAGGAGGGATTCTAAGTGAGGGAGATCAAGCAGAAAAATGCTTTGACCTCTAGTTTGACAATAAAGGGTGAGCCTATCCAAATCTTTGGATAAACCAACCTTTAGCTCCGGGTATGTCCGCCATGCATCTTCACAGATGCCGGCAGCGACATGGAGTAGTTCATTAACTTGGCTTTTCATTCATTGCTCCTATTCTGGAGGAAATGGATCCAAGCCACTGGTCTGCAGAGATCATCTCGAGTTTCTATCGTAAGATAGGCCCTTATGGAAGGGGCTCTATATTACGACTCGAGATTCATCAACTTGTCGATGTTTGCGCTATTCAAATACGCAAACAACCCAAGCGCGACGTTCCGAGGATCAACAAGGGTATCCCCCTGCTGATTTTCGATAACGGCGTACACCTTTCGAACAGTTGAAAGGGTCGCTGGGGCAACCGGGAACACCGTATGGATGAGTTCCGCGTTGTGTCGATCAATCTTGACACCACGCTTCTTATCAGTATACGATGTGTTCCTGAGGTTGAGCCGAAACTCTTCCGTAGAAGTCCGGAGCATGTATTCCGAAGAATACTTGTCCTGATTAATACGAACGAGGTTCTTGGCCACCGCGTTGATGGTGACGACTGCAGGATCAGCGAACATGAATTTACTCCTTTTCTTGCTTCACTGGCACCATTGCCAGCAAGTGTAAGAGGGATACTACATCCTCGTTACAGCTAACGAAGCAAGTATGCCCATTTGATTTGCCGATAGAAACGGCAAATGAGCAACAGGATTAGCAGTGGCCAGTGCACGACTTTTCGTGATGATCGTAGTGTTACCACGAGTCATATTGTGGTTAACATTAGACCATACACTAAAGTCTGCGTCTGTGGTCGTCTGCTTGATAATAGCAATTTTATCAAGCCTGGCGTTTACGATGTTTCGATGGGCCTTAAACCAGCCCCCGATATCGTATCCCCAGTCGATTAACCAAGACCACGGAATGAGCTCCCACGCAGTGGAAGCATCAAACGTGAGGCCTAACACGGCCTTCTTGGCTAGTCGCACGGCCTCCTTGTCTCCGCCTATTAAGACCTCTTCAGTAGGTAACCACCTACAGTGAGCCCTTATTATGCGGCGGCCACGGCGCTGAACATTCTCAGAAAAAGATTGTCCAGCACCATTGACCTGAACCATAACGTTATTACTAGCGCTAAGGTTAGCAAGGTGCACTGTTCTCCGGAGACCTCGTTTGGAATAAAGCTTCTTGATTTCTAGAACACGTCTCGCGACTTGTTCATGAAATTGAGTAAGCTTAACCAAATCGGTTACCAATGGCTTAATGCCGAATTGGTAAGCGAGATTCCAATTACCTGCCCTCTTTATGATGTTATTTCCTACATCACGAATTAGGTGGGTAAGTTCACCGAGTTGCAAGACATTCGTCACCACGTCCACGTAAGGACGTGATGGGTTTGTCCGCGCAGCTGCTTCTAGTGCATATGCACTATTGGTCAGCTCTCCAGGGAAATTGGTCCATGGTGTGATCTGGTTGTTACTGAGTCCTGATGCAGCATAATTCGCGAACTGTACAAAGCTCGTCGGATTATGTGTATTCAGGATACCACCTGTGTAGACCCTTCGGTCTACTAGGAAGTCATGGCAATCTCCTGCAAGACCAACTTCGTCTTGGCAAGAGGCTCGCATTGACTCGTAACGCATATCCAGACCTATCAGATCTCCTTTATAATGGTAAGTACCACGTTCCCGTGGTGCTGTCACTATTCTGGTTCTCTGAGTCATGGCCATCTACTCCTGTAGTGAGGGTTGTCTTTTCCACAGAAGACTATTAGTAGTCTTGGATAGGACTGTGAGGGAGAGAGAATCTCCC